CAAATATATTTGAGAATACAAGTTAAATCAGAAATATTAACAACACAAACAAATCAAGTTGTATCATTGTTTGAAATCAGAAACTCAAATCTCATTCATCAAATAATAAAACTCAAATCTCATTCATCAAATAATAAAACTCAAATCTCATTCATCAAATAATAAAACTCAAATCTCATTCATTGATTTTCAAATTATAATACCAAATACTTTAAATATATTTCATCTTCAAATATATTTCATCTTCAAATATATTTCATCTTCAAATATATTTCATCTTCAAATATATTTCATCTTCAAATATATTTGAGAATACAAGTTAAACCAGAAATATCATTAACACATAAAAAATCAAATGATTAATAATCATTTGATTTTTGATATTCTATGTGATTTTATATATTAATTTTTTATTTCTCCAACATACTTTACATACCATCAAAATACATTTACATACCAACATTAATATCATTCCCATCACGCATTATCCCACGACCCTGACTATATCTTATCAAAACAGGGTTATGAGGTTCTTCCAAAGAATCAGCATAATGAACATACGCAACACTAGTCTCTTGTTGACATTCAAGTTCTCTCGATATCAGAATATCTTTCTTTTCATTCAAAGATTCATCAAAACTTGACAATCCATGATATCTTAACATAATATCAATGTCAATCTCACTAACTCCCATCAAATCTCTCCATCTCTGCAACTGATAAATTTCAGCTTGATTCCTTAATATTTCATTAATGCAATTTTTCCTAGTTATTTTTACTTCTAATTCATCAAAAGTTACAGCAAAAGTACAATCCATATATATTTTTCTCAAATTAGTATCATTCTCCTCATTCAATTTATTCACTGATAAAATACTATATGTAATCACAGGAAAACAACTAATACCTATTAACTTTTTCATCAACAAAGAAGTAAAATACCGATAGATATATCGAATCACAGGTACATTCATTGAGTAATTCTCAGAAATATTATCTTCTTCATTCGCAACCATATCTCTCAATTCAAATGGAGAATATGTTGACAACAAAGTGTACATGTCTATCATATTCGAGTCACATTCAATTCGATGTGTTTCATAAATGTTTAATGAACTATATTTGTTACAATTATTTGATATTGTGGGTTTAAGTTCATATCTACTTTGACTTTCCTTGGTTGCTACAGTTCTCATTCTTAATACAGAAAATACATCATCTCTTGCTTGAAAATATAATCCCAACTGACGTTTCAAAACATCAATAAGTTCACCTCTTAATTCATTCTCTTGATCAGAATTCAATTCATCATTATTTTTCATTGTGTTTCCTAAATATTTTGCCATTTCCTTTAGTTCTGACAAAGGTAAATCAATCAACTGTTCATTATTTATTTTTTTAATACCTGATGTAACGTGGGAATCATACATGTCTAAGACTGAATTCAATAAAATACCTTCATTCGACGAATAACCCATACCGTTCCAATACTGAACATGTTTTTTAATTTCATTTGCTTTGAGTTTGTAAAGTACAGCGCGATACCATTGTTGTTGACAATCTAATATTGATGCAATGTATGTATATGGCATAGCTACTGTTGGAGGAACCTGAGGATATATTTTATCGTTCAAATAAGATTGGAGAATTTCTTTGAGATCAGATAAATCCATTGGTAATAAATTATCAAGTGAATATGTGTTACGTTCGATCGACACATTTATTTTATTTTTGTTATGAGCGATAGATCTCGTAGAAATTATATTTGCTGGTGATTTTAACAAATGAGATTCTGATAAATCAGATAAACTACCAGAAGCTTCAATATCATCAGCTATTAGTGTATATGTTGTTTTTGAAAGCTTAACATCATCAAGTAAAACATCAATTGAATATTGTTTGATACCTCGCTGCAACATTTTTAGTTGATGTCAAAATTAAAATAAGAAGATTGATCTTTGATTCTTAAAATTAATTAATTATTTAATCTGTTTCCTAAGTTAATAATTTAAAATTGAGATGTTTACATATGTGAAGTTCAATTTGATGGATCACTTCTGGTTGTTCATCAAAATATTTCTTTGATTTTTTTCTGATTAATTTACCTGCGATCCATAAACAAGTTTTCATCAATAAAAATTTATTGTTTTTTAATCGTAGTTTTGAGTAAATATTCAAAGCTAATTTTACTTGTAATTCACGGGAACACTTTGATTCAAAATAATCTCTGGTTTCTTTTGATACAGAGTTTGACAAATTAAATTTGAAGAATTTGGGATTGACAAACTCACTAAAATAAGAACTCTGAAGCAACTCAGTTGTTGTTGGTCTTTTTTCAGGTGATATGAATAACATAGGTAACAGAAACTCACGAAAATTCGCATATGATACAGATGACCATTTTGATGGTAAAATAACAGGTAAATAAGGATCTTTAGTTTTACAAACAAAATTCGGTAAATCGGGTCCACCAGGATGTCGAGAACCCCAATCGATTAAAACATTAACATGGCGCTCATCGATATTTGGAACGACTTTGTTTTGATCAGGTATGAATGTGATACCAAATGCTACTTCAAATAAAGTGCATCCAAGAGCCCAAATATCAACAGGAAATGACCACTGTTCACCAAACTGTTCGATACTTCGATATCTCAATGTTCCCGTATAACCTTCTCTGGGTGATGTCAGAAAAAAAGATAAACCTAAATCTGCTAATTTTGGTATATTTTTAAACAACAAGACATTTGAACTTTTAATGTCACCATGAATTATTCCATTGAGATGCAAAAGGTGTAATGAACAAACAAGTATAAATGACCATTTCTTTAGTTTTGATAATGAAACTTCTTTATCTTTGAGTTTCTTAATGTAGCTTCGAAGTGAAAGAGATGCGAGTGGCATCACGATATGAAGCTTTGATGATTTTACATATGTACCAAGAATCGGAGTTAGATACTGCGAAGAAATAGATTTCATGAGAATCACTTCATTCAAACATCGAATACCTCGCTTTCCAATATCTATTTGTTTAACTGCCACTTTTGTTTCTCCTAATGTTGCTTCATAAACTGTTCCATAACCACCAGAACCTATTTCATCTCCGATTTTAATTTGAGATTCGATGTCCATTTCAGGTGATCAGGATTTTGTTCATAAATTTGTTTGAGACAAAACAAATTTATGGAAAATAAATAATTTTTTTCTTTTGTATTATTACTTTGATACATCCAACATTTTAAATCATAAAAAACTTTAATCTAAAAATCAAGCAGAAGGAACATTCCAAAGAATCATACATTTAGCCAAATTAGCTTTCACTGTTCTAATCTTATTTCCAATCATAAATTTATGTATATCTTCTAATGTGCGATTTTGTATTTCCAAACATAAATTATTAATATTAGTTAACCATTCAATAAACTCAAGAGGTAAATCATCATTAAATAACGATACTGGTATTTCATCACTTTGTATGCCTTCGATCACTTGTGTTAACAAATCTAATATCGTTCGATCAGAATCTCCGAGGAAACCTTGTGCGACAACATATCTTTCAGAATTAGCAGGTCTTGATGTAACAGGTTTAATCAATGAAACTGAATCAAAACAACAAGATAACAAAAATAAAAGTTGACCAGATATTTTTGAGTTTGCTTCAAAAATACTAAAAACAAAGTTACCACCAATTCTTAGTATCGATAATGTAACAATTATAGTTAATATATTAGGAATTAAGTTTAGTTTTTCCATGTTACGTACATCACTTTCTGATTTTGGTGATACAACGATATCACTGACAACCAAATCAATTGAATTACCATCTCTCTTTGTTTCTGAAATTATATATTTCCAATTTGTTAGAATGTTTCCTGTTCCATCGTTCCCATAAAGAATATCAAATCTTGACATATCAATGTTTTCTCGAACGTAATCTAATGTTTTTTTCAATGTTAATCCGTAACCAACTGCACCTGGTCTGCGAAACTGAAGATACTCAGTGAATCCACCAGGTCCACCTCCAATATCAAGGAAAAGAAAAGGACCTGGTGTCTGAAAATTAAGAAAACCACCAGTATGTAAAGAAAAATTAAATAAAGCATCAAGGTTTGCTAGTTTCATTGCAGATCGGTTAATAAAAGGACCTGAACCGATATTCTCATATTCATTTGTAACTTTTCTTGCTCTTCGATATTCAATGGAAGATGAATCACTTATTTTTTTCTTCAATCTATCATTTTCTTCGTATAATCTCTTCGCACAAAAAATAACATCGATGTCCCGTTGACGCGATAATTGTATTTGAGGAGACTTTATTTCTCGTATTGTGTTGATGTAAGTAACGGGAATCTGTTCACAACACGGATCTGCACTTGTTTCTTCGTACGTTGGATCCATATTTTATTTCTTTGAATTTTATCATTTGTTCAATGATAAAATTGATCAATTTATGTATTTCTCTTCATTACAAAAATGGAAGCACGTGAGATACATAGATATGCTGGAAACCTACGAAAAAAATATGAAAATACCAACGTTACTTCATTGAAAGCCAAAATTTCTCGTCAAACTCAAATTGAAAATGAATATATCCAACGATATGTGATGAGGTGTTCTTTTGATAAGGTGCGTTCTGTGTTTCAATCAAAACACAAAGTTAATGCTGAACAAATCAAATTTTATCTTCAAAAACAGTTTTATAATTCAAATGTATTGGCTTCTCTCATGTGTTTGTTTCCATCAGTGTTTACTTTGTTCAATGGACGTATACCAAACAATGATAAAATAAGATGGTTCTTTGATACATTGACTCTTCATAAGAGTGGTTCTGATGGTGCAACATTTAAAATAGGACTTGATAACATTTCAGATATTTTTCTTGTTAAAGTATGTGACGCACCAAGCGACGCTACACACGAATTATTCATTGGTATTCATTTGAATCGTTTGAGATCGAAAATATTAAATTTTCCTTTTTGTTTTGGTAATTTTTATTGTGGTCGATTCGTTTCAAATCGTGATACAAAACAAATATCTTGGTGTTCAGAGGACAATATGCAACAATATGTGTTATATGAAAACATTGCTCCTTCACTTTCATTAGAGCGATACTTAGAAAAACAAAGAACTTTACAAGAAATTGGTTCTTTATATTTACAAATATTATTATCGTTGGCTGTTGCTTATTCTGAATATGAATTTTGTCATTATGATTTACACTCAAGTAATGTTTTGATTCGAACATTATCAAACACAAATAGTTTTTCACTTGAATATATTTTCAAAAATAAATCATATAAAATAGATGCGAATGCCATTGCTACTATCATTGATTATACTCGGTGTCATATCAATGTTGGTGGAAAGCACTATGGACAATATTATCACAATGAATATGGTGTTTTTCCAGATAGAAGTAACCCAGTATTTGATGTTTATAAAATCACATGTTACATGCTTAATAAAATCAGAATAGGGCCCAATGAAAATGTTTATCGTAAAATGTTTCCATTGTTAAATTATTTTATTAAAAATCCTACTGATAAGTTTCTTCAACAAAATATCAATGATTATTATGTTTATCCAGAAGTAAACTTTGATCATGAGAAATACATAAAATTCGTCATTGAAACTTTGAACATTAACGTTTTTAGCAACAAACCAGCGTTAACATGTGATAATTTTGAATGTGACACTAAAAATGAAATTGAAAGTAAAATCGAAAAGAGTGATTCTTTACCTTCATTAATTGAATTGTATGATTCAAGTAACTATGATTATTTGGAACAATTATTTTATCGAAGAAACTTAGAGTATCGTCAGATACTCAATTCACATATCAATAGATATAATAGTATATATGAACTTTTGATTGGATTCAATAATACAATTAGTGATATAAGATATGTTTCTGATTATGATCCAGAAACAGTTTTGAATGATCAAGTTTTACTTTCAGTGTATCAGGAACAAATAAGTAACTTACAACAATTGAGTAATTTAATCAAAGATTTTCATTTATATTCGAATGTGTTAATTGATTGGTACTCACACGTTGCTGACAATGATGAAATAGAATCAATGAAAATAAAAAAATCAAACATTGTAATGATTGAAAAGATTGAATCAGAAATGAGACGTAATTTTAAGATTGATCTTGAGAACTTGGATAATGAAACTAAAAATATGAGTTTAAGGAAAAAAATATCTGATGGATATAGAAATCAATTTAATTGGTATTTCTCTCGTGCACTTGCACTGGTTTCATAAATTTAAATTAAATTAATAATTTTGTAATGATATTAGTAATAGTGATTGATTCAATAATTTGATTCTAATTATAAACTTTAATTCGATATGTTATTTTTGTATGTCTTATTTTGACAACTAACATAAATAAGACATACAAAAATAACATGTTATAAACATTGAATCAATACTAAGTTATTTCTTAGGATTTTATACTCGATAAACCCATATTCAAAGAATGAATTTTTATCGTTGTTAAAATTCATACAATTTATCACATATTAAATAATTATTCAAAAATAATTATTTATTTTTGAATAATTTTCTCAGGTAAAATCTGGATATCTAATTAAATCAATTAAATTCGTTTTTTTCAAAGTTTTTTTCTAACTGTATAAAAATGAGTGAGATACAATCTTCCGAGTTCGATTTTTCGTTCGACAAGTGCAACGAAGAAGCGTACAAATGTAACTTCGTCAAAAAAGAGGTTCATGGAAAACTATCAGAGAAATTTCTTAAATGTGGTGGACTTGTTCTTCGTCAGAAAAAGCTCGGATCAAAGAAGGGATTCAAGGATCACTTCAAATCAATGGTTATTCGTAAAGAACCTTTTGTTCTTGGTGGATGCACCGAATTTGAAACTTGCATCAGTGCTGAGCAACTATGGAAGAAATGCAACGCTGTTCCAGGTGCGTTTTTGAGAAACATTCGCAACAAAGATGAGGATCTTCGTCTTTCACACTCTGCATTTGTTCTCTACTGGAAACCACTGTGTGTTCGTTTTGCTCTGACAAACGATGCTCTCTATGCAGTCTATGAAATCTGGCCCAGTAAGGATTGCTGGAACAAATGTAAGGACTTCTGTGATCCTAAACCCGAATGTGAACCAGTGGTACTTGAATGCCAAGAAAAGAAGTCGTGCTCTAAATCTAAGTCATGTTCCGAATCTAAGTCATGTGAGAACGTCCATGAAGCATGTTCCGACCATGTTCGTTATTATTGGGACAAAGATGCTGTCAAACATTATTATATTGATGTTGATGGTAAGAAAGTATTCATTAAGGAAGATGAGGATCACGAACTCCGATACGACAAGAAAGACAGATGCTACTACAAGGTCTGTGTTCGTGTCAAGAACCTTAAGAAGTGTCATAAGAAAAAATCTTGCAGTTCAAGCTCTTCTTCAAGCAGTTCAAGCTCTTCTTCAAGCAGTTCAAGCTCATCAAGCAGCTCCAGTTGCAGCTCAAGCTCTTCTTCAAGTTCTTCAAGCAGCTCATCAAGCTCGTCTACATCAAGATGCTGTGATAACAGAAGACTTTCATTTGTTTGTGTTAAGAAAATCGCAGTTCTCGGTGATTGTCTTCCTCTCAAGAACGTTCTTCATCTCAAGTTCCTCGTTGACAAGAAAGACGGAAGTATTTCTTGGCTCGTTAACGGTGTTGTCAAGCATGTTGTCAGTGACCTCGGTTACCCTGCTGCTGACATGGACCTTCTTGTTAACTATGGTGGAAACCCAAAGAGAGTATGCCTCGATCGTCTTAACTTCGGTTATCTCCATGGTGCTTACCTCGATCTTGCTCTCCCAAACAACGCTGACAGAGAGCACGTTAAAGCTTTGAACAACGAAAACAGCAGTCATCTCATGCCCATTGTTAACCTCAGTCAGTATCAAAATGTTTTTGCTGACAAACATGGTAAATTCAGATGCATGAAGAGATCACAGTTCGCTGTCTGTGGATATAAGAAATGTGAAGCTGAATTCGAACGTGGTCTTGAGACCAGAGTTCTTTCTCTTCATGCCAAAGCCATTTCTTGCTGTGAAGATTGTTTGTGTGACTACTGTGCACCTGATACACCAAAGGACTTCCTCTGTAAATGGAATGAAATTCTTGGTCGTTATTGCGGTTGCAATGCCAGAGATGAATGTTCGATTATTAACCTTGACGCTCAAGGACTCAATGCTATTTTCTCAATGGCTGAACCGATCAACTTCCCATTCTGGGTTACAATTGCTGACTCTAGTTTCAACACTATTTATGACAACAGAGAAAACCCTGTTGATGGTGGTGCTCGCTCAGAGTTTATTCTTGCACTCATTAACTGTGATGCCACTCTTGAGACAACTCTTCTTATCAATGATGTTCCAACTCGCGTCATCTACTGGGTTAAGAAGGTATGCTGTGATGGACAAACCAAGTACATCCGATTCGGCAGACCAGTTGTTGCTTAATTTGACAAACAATTATATTAGATAAAGATATATATTAATTTTATCATATGATATCATATGATAAAATTAATATAAGTGAGAGATTCATATAAATTAACTAATATTATTTGATTATTTCTTTTGTTTCTTCTTTGTTGACGACACCAACATTTTTTCTAATTCTCGAACCACATCTGATTTTTCATTAAACTCAGGTTTTATTTCATATCTTTCAGTGTATATTTGTTCTGCAATGAGTTCAGGTTTTTCATTTTTTAATAACGAAAGAAAAGCATAATATCTATGTTTTTTATTCATGATGTGATTCTCAGTAAAATATTCGAGCCATATCCATGTTGTTGGAATCACCAAACGAAACCCAATATCACCAAGTATCTTTAATTCAATTTCTCTGATTGTATGAATTTTTAATCGAAATGAATCTCTTATTGTTTCAATTCTAATTGGAACAACATCTTCAAATTTTGATGCGATTAACAAACAAACTCCAATTAATTGACCATTTTGTATGCGATATTTTTGTTTGAGTTTTCGATATATAGCAAAAGTAAGAAATAAAGTTCTTTCATGTAATTCCCATAATTGGCAACATTCGATACAAAATAATAGATGTTTTATCGTTTGATAATCATCGTCATTTCTATTATTTTCAAGTGATAATCTCGAAGTCAAAAATAAAAGATACTCATCTTCATTTTTGACATTATGTTTATTTTCAGATTCACATGACATTTTCAACAAATAGATGATCTTTTGATATCGAACTAAATCAAATGAAAATCAAATAATATCAATTATTTGATTCAAATATAAATTAAATTTTCCAATGTTTAATCATGTTTTGTATGTCAATGGCAGGATATTTAATTTTATAATGTTTTCTTTGATATATCGAAGTATGAACAGAGATTGAATAATCATTGATACCAAGACACAAAAGAAAAGCAAAACAAGCTTCTCTATTTCTTTTGTCTGGATCTGATAACCTACCATGAGAAAAATATGTAAGATATTTTTGATTGAATTTTTCAACATCTATTAATCTATTTTGAAACATGTTAAGCATAGATAAATTTTTAACATCAAACTTTGAAACAGATTGTATTTTATTATCTGATAAATCCAATGCTGTTAAATTTTTAACATCAAACTTTGAAACAGATTGTATTTGATTACGCCTCAAATCTAATAATGATAAATTCTTAACATTAAACCTTGAAATATCTCGTATGTTATTATTCGATAGATCTAATACTGATAAATTTTTAACATCAAAATTTGAAACATTTCTGATTTTACATAAAAATAAAGTTAATTTTTTTAGATTTTTAACATCAAACTTTGAAACATTAATACCATTAACATCCAATCCCAAAGGTCCAATTGATAGACTTAATAAATTTTTAACATCGAATGTTGAAATATCTTTTATTGGATTATAATCAAGAACCAATTCTGATAAATTTCTAGGATTAAATCCAGTGATTCTTTTAATTTTATTCATATGTAAATTCAAATACGATAAGTTTTTAACATCAAATTTTAAAATATCGTCAATGTTATTGTAACTCAAATCTAATATTTTAACATTCTTCAAATTAATTTTTAATATGTCATCTGAAGTTAAACCATTACCCAATAAATTAAGTTCGATACATTCATCAGGTATTTCTTGATTTTTATATTTCCCTTGACTCCAATCAAGTTTCATGTTATATTTACAATGATCATTCATTGTAAATATAACATCATTTAATTTACTTTTGATTATATACAAAAATAACTCAAACTACAATTCTCCAAAATAAAGTTTCATCAGTCATTGTTTCAAATTGATTACTACTAACTCTGGTTATTTTGAATAACTGTCCTTCTCTTGCTCCGTAATATTGTGATATAGGATCATTAACAGATATTTTGGGTAAAACATTGACAGTTACCTTCATATTTCCTAAAACTTGTTTCTTTTCTTCTTCGCTCAACAAATCAAACTTAGGTTGTAAACAATGCTTAGTTACATTCGATACCAACATATATAAAATAAAATGTTGTATGAAATACGATGGATAGTTATTCAGTATATTTGATTTAAATTGTGTAGATATGTCATTCTCTGTTATCAATATTCCTTCACTGATACCAAGATTGTTCATTTTTCCAATAAAAACAGTTTCTGTTTCAACACCGTTCTTCTTTGCTTCAGGTTTTCTTTCTGCATAAAATACCAACACATTCTTTTCAGTTACGGTGTGAACATAAGTAGATGATAGAATCTGTCGATATGTTTTTCCTTCTTCTTTTTGTTTTTCTACGAGATACTCAACAAATTGATCAACTGAAGTTTCCAAGAGTTGTTCTTCAGAAGAAATATCATATCCTCTGTCTCTCATCATTTCTAATTGAGTTATTTTTCCTCGGTGCAGCAATCTGAAGTTCTCTTCCATTTGAAATCAATTAATTTTTCTGACGAGCAAAATTAATTACTAGTTCAAAAATGACAAGATACACGTTGTTACTAACCTTCTTTTTTTTCATATTCCTTTTGATTTTAGTAATATCAATTATTGTTAGTTGGAACAACGGATTAATCGGAAGTCCATGTTCTACATCAGGACATTGTCCTCATAACTTAACTTGTTCTTCAGAATTATGTTTGGTTCCCATTGGAGGTATTTGTAAATCGATAAATGATTGTACTACAGATGCTGCTGAGTGTCGTACCCTTGATGGTGGACCAAAAACATGTAATCGAAGAGCACATGGGCATTTAGGTGATATTTGTCCTTGTGTTTCTGGTTATGAATGTGACAGAGGAATATGTCGCAAAAAACTTGGTCAGGAATGTAAGAAATTCGATGAATGTGTGAGTGAAGCAAATACATGTAACGGTCGTTGTGAATATGACTCTGACATTGATGATTTGAGTACAACCAATGTTGATCAGCCTTGTGAAGAATCTGAAAGTAAAGGGTCACATGGTCATCATAGTTCTGGGTTAAATTCTGAGTCTCAATGTAAAGAAAAAAGTTCATTAACCGCTCCATCATCAAATAAATCAAATGATAAAAGTGATTCAAATGATAAAAGTGATTCATATTCAACTCAATCAACCAGTTCCAGTAGTTCATCAGAATCATCCAAACATAAAAAATCAAAGAATAAAAAAAAAGTCTAATTGAAACATTAACAAATAAATATTATGTTTCATTTCCTGTACATGATATAGCTGTAATTGATTCTGAGTTGATTGTTACATCTGAAAAAGGAATGATATATAATGTTGTTTTATCAAAAGAAATAAGAAGTACAACACCAATAATTAATCTTATTTCGTTTCAAGATAAAGTTGTTGGAATTACATCAAATGGTATTTTAGTTGAGAGAATACCAAATGATTATATTTGGATGTGGAGAAGAATAGATATTGCTCCATTAAATTGTATTTGGATTGACAAAAGTCAAGATGACAAATCTATGTGGGTTCAAACAAAAACATTCCATGGTTATTACATGACATTCGAAGATGATCATTGGATAATTTCAAAAGCTCAAGTTACGAAGGGAATAAGGAGATTCGGACCAACGAAATATAATTGGATCGAATATGGAAAAATAGTATTAGATTTTAGTGGGAGAACTTATGGTACAAGTGATATAATATTTAGTTCAAACTATATTGTTTCATTGAATAATGATATTGATGTTGTGAGATATTATTCTGAATTGATAACAGCAAAAAACATGTAAGATTCATTTTATGTTTGATTTGATGTTTGGTTCGAGATTATGATTTGAATTTTTTATAATAAAGGTGACACAACTAAATTATTTGTGTTGTTTGATTTGTTTTTCTGATTTAACTTGTGTTCTCAAATATATTTGAAGATGAAATATATTTGAAGTATAGAATAATAATTTGAAAATCAATGAATGAGATTTGAGATTCTGATTTTGAATCAAACAATGAATGAGATTTGAGTTTCTGATTTGAATCAAACAATGAATGAGATTTGAGTTTCTGATTTGAATGAATTAATGAATGAGATTCGAGTTTCTGATTTGAATCAAACAATGAATGAGATTCGAGTTTCTGATTTGAATGAATTAATGAATGAGATTTGAGATTCTGATTTCAACAATGATTGATTTGAGATTCTGATTTCAACAATGATTGATTTGAGTTTCTGATTTCAACAATGATTGATTTGAGATTCTGATTTCAACAATGATTGATTTGAGATTCTGATTTCAACAATGATATAACTTGATTTATTTGTGTTGTTAATATTTCTGATTTAACTTGTATTCTCAAATATATTTGAAGATGAAATATATTTGAAGTATAGAATAATAATTTGAAAATCAATGAATGAGATTTGAGATTCTGATTTCAACAATGATATAACTTGATTTATTTGTGTTGTTAATATTTCTGATTTAACTTGTATTCTCAAATATATTTGAAGATGAAATATATTTGAAGATGAAATATATTTGAAGTATAGAATAATAATTTGAAAATCAATGAATGAGATTTGAGATTCTGATTTCAACAATGATTGATTTGAGTTTCTGATTTCAACAATGATTGATTTGAGATTCTGATTTCAACAATGATTGATTTGAGATTCTGATTTCAACAATGATATAACTTGATTTATTTGTGTTGTTAATATTTCTGATTTAACTTGTATTCTCAAATATATTTGAAGATGAAATATATTTGAAGTATAGAATAATAATTTGAAAATCAATGAATGAGATTTGAGTTTCTGATTTCAACAATGATTGATTTGAGATTCTGATTTCAACAATGATTGATTTGAGATTCTGATTTCAACAATGATTGATTTGAGATTCTGATTTCAACAATGATATAACTTGATTTATTTGTGTTGTTAATATTTCTGATTTAACTTGTATTCTCAAATATATTTGAAGATGAAATATATTTGAAGTATAGAATAATAATTTGAAAATCAATGAATGAGATTTGAGATTCTGATTTCAACAATGATTGATTTGAGATTCTGATTTCAACAATGATTGATTTGAGATTCTGATTTGAGTTTGATCGACAATCGAATCAAGTTTGAGTTTCTAATTCCAAACAATAATATAAACTCATTTATATTATTGTTAATATTCCTGATTCACATCGTATTCTCAAATATATTTGAAAATGAAATATATTTGAAGATGAAATATATTTGAAGTATAGAATAATAATTTGAAAATCAATGAATGAGATTTGAGATTCTGATTTTGAATCAAACAATGAATGAGATTTGAGATTCTGATTTTGAATCAAACAATGAATGAGATTTGAGATTCTGATTTGAATGAATTAATGAATGAGATTTGAGATTCTGATTTGAATGAATTAATGAATGAGATTTGAGTTTCTAATTTCAAACAATGATACAACTTGATTTGTTTGTGTTGTTAATATTTCTGATTTAACTTGTATTTTCAAATATATTTGAAGTATAGAATAATAATTTGAATCACTGAATGAGATTTGAGTTTCTAATTTGAATCAAACAATGAATGAGATTTGAGATTCTGATTTCAAACAATGATACAAATATTTGTTTGTGTTGTTAATATTTCTGATTTAACTTGTATTCTCAAATATATTTGAAGTATAGAATAATAATTTAAAAATCAATGAATAAGATTTGAGATTCTGATTTTGAATCAAACAATATGCGCTACAATTTTATTTGACTATTATCAAATGGAATTCCCAACAGAACAACTTGGTGTTTCTGATTATCCAAGTGTGTGGCGAAAAAATAAAAAAGGTAGAAAAATAGTATCTGAATTACCTCTTTTATTTGTTGGTGCAATAGTATATCTGAATGTCTTTGCTTGGTTTGAAGTTATTCAAACCTACATCTATGAAGATGGGAGTGTAAAAAAGAAATTTACATACGCTCTTATCGCGACAATTCTATCTGTATTTCTCATTTTATTTTTCATTGCATTGAACAAAAGAATCAATTATAATAAATAAATTTATGTGTTATAATTTATCACATGATAAATTATAAATTCTTTATATTTCTAATTATATTTTAATTAAAGATCACTAGAGACATCTTCTTCTTCCTCATCAATCAATTCATTTTGTTCAGGTTTTTGATAAGCTGTTTCATATTTACCTACTTGTCTTAGTCCTAAATGAGTATTCGCACCAGCACCAGCCAAATAATTTGACAATAACTTTGTTGGATAAGGTTCCAAGAAGTTTCCAAAATTTGCTTCATCACCACAGTTTTTACAAACATAATTTGTTGCACTGTGATCCATCCCTGGAATCGTTCCACAAGTCTTACAATACATGGTCGTATAAGCATCAGAAGAATAACACATTCTATCGTTCAAAATATAAGCAGCACCATGAGATGCAAAAGCATCACGTTCCATGGTTCCTGAGCGCAAAGCTCCACCTACTGATCTACCACCTCTTGGTTGACGAGATAGAGGATTGTAATGCCCTCCTCCACCGCGTACCTGATATTTATCTTTGACATGATGTCGCAATGCTTGATAGTAGCAAGGACCAACGAACAAATGAGCTTCCATAAATTTACCATTAATACCTGATATCATTGGTTCATAACCATGTTCTTGATATCCATATGCTCTTAGTGTTCTCATAAATTCTTCGAGGTTAAATGGGCGGAATGGTGTTCCATCAACTATTTCACCCGTTAGAGTACCAAACTTAGACATGACAACTTCAAGAAGTTTACCAATAGTCATTCTCGATGCAATGCAATGAGGGTTAATTAAAATATCAGGTACAACACCATCAACTGTTCTTGGTAGCTTCTCTGCAGGTACGATTAAACCAACAGTGTTTTTCTGTGCATATCGACTTTGTCCACACCAGAGTTCTCTATATTTGAGTTCTTTACCTTGTAAATCATATTTTCTTCTCACATATACAATGTGACTTGGAACTGTACAACAATAAACGGGACCCGAATATCTATACCAAGATCCAACATATTTACTTTCTTTTCCATTTGCATCTTTCATAATTACTGAGAAACCTATTAGTTTCGATGCAGTAATTGAATGATAAATGGTACCTATCTTGACGTACATTCTATGATCAACAGTAACCAACAATGATGAATCTCCATTAATTTCTTCAAATAAAATCATTGGATCTTCGTTTAATCCTGATGTGATTTGACTCGGTTTAACAAATTTTGTTTCACCATTTTCAAGTGTTTTCAATTCTATTTCCATATTTAATTTTTCGATGGCAATCCAGCCATTAGCTGTTTCAATTTCATGTCCCGGTGCGTAACAAGCAACCTTATCTGCAATGCCGTAATCACGGACATCTCGTATTTTAACTTTGACTGATAAAGCTTTGTCGATTCTCGTGATAACAATTGAATGAACATAACCTTCTTCTCCTTGTCCAAGTGACAAATATAATGGTTTTTCTTTACCTGTAGATATAGATGTTTCAATAAAAGAAATAATAACATCATTTTCTCCTAGTTTTGTTCCAACTCTTGCAATTCCATTGTCATCAAGTGCATGGAAACGAAGTTTTTCACTTTCTTTCTTTATGTCAGGTTTACCAAATCTTTGTTTGATGTCACCTTCATCTTGTAGTGTGTGTCGATATGTGCTCCATTTCATCATTTTGAATAAACCTCGTTTGATTGATTCTTCATTGATAATACATGCGTCTTCTTGGTTGTACCCATAATAAGGTGCAAATGCGAGAATAACTTGTTGTCCGAATCCTATTTCATCGAGACCAAGTGCATCATATGTCTGTGTTTGCATTAGAGGTTTATCTGGATACATCAATGTTTTGAATGTTGTATCGAATCTCAGTGGTGCATTCGTACTGTAAATACTTAATGCTTGTTTTCCCATACTGCATTGATACGTTGATCTAGGTGCAGGACCATGATTTGGAAAAGGAATAATACTTCCTAAAATACCAACAAGAGCTAATGGATCAAGTTCACAATGAGTAAACTTTGATCTTCGAATAAAATTCTCATATTGATCACGAGTGTTATTCAACATATTTTTAATATCATCAACACTACCAATCAATCTTGTTCTCAATAATTTTAATTCATTGAGTTCTCTTGACATATCAACCATTTTCTTATCATTTTCTTTGTCTACATTCTGAAGAACCTCGACATATTCAGCATATTTTTCTTCATATAATTTATTCAAATAAGGTTTTCCTTCTTGTCTAACAATTCTTCGTTGTGCTTCGAGTTTTTCTTCAAAATCTGATAATAATTTCATTCTTTGATCAGATTCAAGTGTTAATTCTTGTCTCTCAAATTGTTCGAATACAATTGCTTTACTGAATCCTGGTGGAAACAGATTACCAATGTCACTATCGATTTTTTCAATTAGCAAACCGATCCTAGAGACTTCAGCTGAAATTTGATTTCTCAAATTAACTTCAGATAATTGAAGCTTTAATGAACGTCGAGCGTTGATTTCTTCACCAATTCGAAGTTGAACAACAGAAACTCGCTTTAATTCACCTTTCATTTGTTGAGACAAATCAAAGAGCTCATTCGCTTGTTGTTCGAGTAAATCTGATATTTTTTGTTTGTCAATCTGTTCTAATTCAAGTTGTCCTTGATGATCAATTAACATTTCATAAAAATCTATTCTATCAATGTTTCTTCGAATTTGTTCAAGTTCTTTTCTCAATCTAATTTCAGATACCTGATATTCTTTGATTGAACTTCGAGCTTCAAGCTCTCGATTTAATTCAATTATTCTATCATCTATTTGTTCAATCTGAGATGTACCTGAAATTGATTGTTTCATAGCATCAATTGTTTTACGAATCCAAAATCCTTCTTTCTCTACTCTCTCAAGATCCCACATACTTTGTGCAAGTAAAATAGTTTCTTGTTCAAATGCGTCGACATATTCTACAGCACCTTCAGCAAGTAATGTAGGCATATCAGCGTTAAATAAATTCTTTTTTTCAATTACCAATCGACCATCTTCTGAATCAACAACTAAAAGTGGTCTAGTTGGACGAGTTCCGTCAGTAAATATATGAAAAACACCATCAAAATCAATGACTACACAAGTATCTTTTGCAAAAACTAATTTTCGCTTCAATCCCTTGCAATAATCAAGCATATGAGTTTTATCACAGAAACCTAACATCTTTCCATTTACACACACAGGTGTGCGATTTTGTTCAGTAGGTTCCTGAGTTAAATATTTTGAAATCAACGCAATTACAGGTCCATCAGGTCTCTCAATTGAAACATAAGCTGTCACAGCTAATGTTTTGATAAAACCACAATGTTTACTCTCAGGTGTTTCATAAATACCAATATAACCCATCTGTGATGGTTGTAATAATCGAAGATCGATTGAAGAAGATTCAGGATCTCGCTTCAATGTAATTTTTGTTAAGTGTCCATAAATAGCTAATGTAGATTCTCTCTTTAATTGTTCAGAAATAGATTCAGTACTCTGTTTTCCTCCTCCACTTTTTACACCCCACACAGTCGAAAATGACTGTACAAAATCTTTTGTGATAGAAACTTTTGATGTGTCACTGATGTACTTGCGCACAACAGCTATTTCTGACATTAATTGTTTACTCGATGTTTCTTTGGTTACATTAGCTTGAGCATCTTTGAGAATGCTTTTCCAAATCTGAAAGAACAGTTGTTCCATTGATCTGGCCGCAGTCTCAAGTCGCTTCATACCCCAATTATCTCGGTTATCGATTGGACGCAAACCAGCAAGGTTTTGTCCGAGTCGTGCAACCATCATTGCGAGTAAATGTAATTTAAGTTTGTCAGGATAACCTTCCATGTGAGGAAATAGATCCTCACGAATCTGTTTGATTACATGTTCTCTCTTTGAGTCGTGAGATTTATTCGTTAGTTTTGAAAATGATTCAGGTTTGAATAATTTGATAAAACTATTGACATCATCACCAATGATTGAAAGTTCGACAAAACTAGGTTTTAATGTAAGAAAAACTCTCTCTCGATGATGTGCAGGTAAATACAATGAAAGTAAATCAAGGATTTCTTTTTCTGTACTTACTCCGAACATTCGGAATATCTGAAAGACATTCGGTAAGTTATCTTTTGGGAGTGATCTCAATGAAATTTCAAGTACGTTCTTTCTTTCTTTTGCTCTACTAGGAGCAACAATAACTTGAACAGTTCCTAGTTTTGATGGACATGTAATTGTACAAATATTTCTTGAAAGTATATTATCAAAATATAACATGATTCTATTCTCTCGAAGTTTATCACGAATAAGAAGAACTTTTTCTGATCCATTCACAATAAAATAACCAAAAGGATCATATGGACATTCTCCCATCTTGTTTAATTCTTTGTCTGTTTTTCCTGTCAAATGACAGAGACAAGAACCAAGCATAACTGGATAAGATCCGATACAATATCGCTCATGTTTTTCAAGTACTTTTCCTTCATTGTTTCTTAGTACCAAATCAATATAAATTTTAGCAGAATATGTTTTACCTGTATTTCTTGCGTAACTTGGTAACATTGGAACTAATTGACCAGTAGAATTTTCAACCTCTGGTTTTTCAATATATACGTTTTCAAAATAAACTTTACCACTCTTGGTTTCAATGGGTGTTCGAGTTAAAATTTTAGGAAGTGAATCACGGACAACCGTGTCATACGCTTCGATAAAACCAGCTCCAAAACCTTCATATGTCAAATAAGTATTTAATAATTGACCATGCTCATCTAATTTAAGTTTACCTGGTATATTTGAACTTGTTGTAATTTTTTCTTCATGAAGTGAAAATGGTGGAATCATTGGTGGATCCATTTTATTATGAACAAAGTTTGTAATAAAGAATGTTATTAATTTGAATGTTCGAATATTTCAAATTTCATTTAAATCACAAGTATCATGATATTTATTTTGTTATTTGGGATGTGGTGATTGAATTGAAGATTTGATTGATATGTAATTTTGATTTTGATGCATAATGAGACATACTTGAAGTGTAAACAATCATCAAGTGATTTTTGAGATTTTGATTTATTTGTGTTGTTAATATTTTTGAATTAACTTGTATTCTCAAATATATTTGAAGATGAAATATATTTGAAGTATAGAATAATAATTTGAAAACCAATGAATGAGATTTGAGATTCAAGTTTCAAACAATAATATAAACTCATTTATATTATTGTTAATATTTCTGATTTAACTTGTATTCTCAAATATATTTGAAGTATAGAATAATAATTTGAAAACCAATGAATGAGATTTGAGATTTGAGTTTCAAACAATCAATGAATGAGATTTGAGATTTGAGTTTCAAACAATGATACAACTTGATTTGTTTGTGTTGTTAATATTTCTGATTTAACTTGTATTCTCAAATATATTTGATGATGAAATATATTTGAAGTATAGAATAATAATTTACAAATCAATGAATGAGATTTGATATTTACAAATCAATGAATGAAATGTAAGTTTCTGATTTCAAACAATAATATAAACTCATTTATATTATTGTTAATATTTCTGATTTATATTCTCTGCCATCAAATGTGTATCATAGTAAAAATAATTTCAAATCAATCATCGAACCATTCATCCATTCAACATCAAATATCAAATATATTCAATGAATATATTTGAAACAATAAATTTATTTTATTTCTCGTTTCTCTACGATCCACACATCAAACAATCTTCTTTGTTATCAATACTACAAGAAAGAACAGCCATGTTTTCTTCGGTTTTCTTTGCTTTATCAACAACATCTTGTGGTACAGTGACTTTAACTGCTGGTGCAACACTTTGGGTTCTCAAATAATACATTCCAGTTTTTAATTTTTTAACTTTCCATGCATAAAAATGCATACTTGATAATTTAGCATGACTAACAGAACTCATATGAATATTCATTGATTGACTTTGATCGATAAAAGGTCCTCTATCAGCTGCCATATCAATAATATCTTTTTGTTTGATTTCCCAAACAGTCTTATATACTTCTTTAATTACAGAAGGTACATTCATATTTTGAACAGAACCATTGTTTGCAATTAAATCAAGTCTTTGTTCTTCATTCCAACAACCATGTTTAATCAAATCAGAAATCAAATATTTATTGACAACAAAATAATTCCCATGCAAAACTCCTCGAGTATACAAAAGATAAGTTGGTGGTTCAAAACATTCAGTGTTATCTAAGATTTGAGATGTCGATGCGGTTGGCATGGGTGCTGTTAATAAACTGTTTCGAATACCATGTGTTTTAATTTCAATCCTTAGATTTTCCCAATTCCATCTTTTACTTGGTTTTGTTTCCCATAAATCAAATGAGAATAAACCTTGAGAAATAGGTGAACCTGGATACGACTCATAAGGTCCATCTTTCTTTGCAATTTCACACGATTCAAAACATGCAGCATAATAGATTGTTTCAAAGATATCTCTATTGAGTTCTTTTGCTTTTTCGCTTGTATAAGGTAATCCCATTTTAAAGAACACATCAGCCAAACCTTGAACACCAATACCAATTGGTCGATTCTTCATATTTGATCTTCGTGCTTCTTCAACAGGATAAAAATTCAAATCAATGATTCTATTGAGTGATCTTGTTATTAATCGAGTTACTTCAACTAATTTATCAAAATCAAACATTCCATCTTTTGTTACAAACTTTGGTAGAGCAATTGATGAAAGATTACAAACTGCAACTTCATCTTTTGATGAATACTGAACAATTTCACAACAAAGGTTACTTGAACGGATCGTTCCTAAGTTCTTTTGATTTGATTTTTTGTTACACGCATCCTTGTACATCATATAAGGAACACCAGTTTCAACTTGTGATTCCAAAATATGATTCCATAAAGAGCGTGCTTTAATTACTTTTGTTGCAAAACCGAGCTCTTCATATGAAACATAAAGTTTTTCAAATTCTTCACCGTAAGTATCGTACAATGATTTTACTTTACTTGGACAAAACAAAGACCAATTTGAGTCTGTTTCAACTCTTTTCATGAACAAATCAGGGACCCAAAGAGCATAAAACAAATCTCTTGCTCTCACTTCATCTTTACCAATATTTTTCTTCAAATCAAGGAAACTCTCAATTTCTGCGTGCCACGGTTCAATGTAAATAGCAAATGAACCTTTTCTTTTTTGTCCACCTTGATCTACATACCTCGCTGTGTTATCAAAAACTTTTAACATCGGAACAATACCATTGGATTTTCCATTTGTTCCTTTGATATAACTACCCGATGCTCGAACGTTCGAGATACTAAGTCCAATACCACCAGAATATTTTGATATTTTTGCACATTGTTTCAATGTATCATAAATACCATCAATTGAATCATCTTGCATTGCAAGTAAAAAACACGAAGACATTTGTGGTCTTGGTGTGCCTGCATTGAACATGGTTGGTGTAGCAAAAGTAAAGAATTGATTTGAAATATTTTCATAAATTTCAATGGCATTATCAATGTTAGTTGCGATACCAAGAGCAACTCTCATATATAAGTGTTGTGGTCTTTCAATGATCCTATCAGAAATTCTAATCAAATATGATTTTTCTAGTGTTTTAAATCCAAAATAACTAAATTCATAGTCTCTCGAATGAATAATCACTGAATCAATTCGATTCGAATGTTCCTTTGATTGATGATAAACATGTTCAGAAACCAACGGACAATCGATGTATTCACCATCAATCAATGTTTTATTCGAATAAAGTTTTTCTACAACATCAATGAATGATTTACTTGTAGATTTGTGAAGATTTGAAATTTCGATTCTCGAAGCAAGGATACCATAATCAGGATGATGAGACATCATTGTTGCTGCAACTTGAGCAGATAAAATATCTAATTCAGTTGTTTTGATTCCTTTTGACATTTGAGAAATGACTTTCTGTGTAATATCTACAGTATCAATCGAATCATCGAGACCATAAGTCAACTTATTGAGTCTTGAAGTGATTTTATCAAAATGAACATCTTCTCTTCTACCATCACGTTTGATAACATAACTTTTGTTCATCATTTTCATTGTTGACTTTCTATGATTAGTTGTTCATTTTTTATTGTTGTTTAATTTCAAACATTAAGTTTGAAATTAAATTTTGTTTCCGATTCACCATGAAAAAACTTTGATTCTTATTTGATACCAGATAGTCATTAAATGTTTGATTTAAGTTTACAATTAAATACTTCAAAATGTGGTCACAGAAACAACAAACTATTTTGGACGTTCCGAATTCAAGAGATGTCATAATCTCGGGTGGACCAGCAAGTGGTAAAACAATGGTTTTAATCCAAAGAATCCTTGACACTCACTTTGAAAATTTTAAAAACAACATTGTTATTCTTACATTTTCAGTTCCACTGGCAAATAAAATAAGTTCTGTTTTACAAGATAATTCAGTTGAAAGTGGAAGAAACTTAAATGGAATCTTTTGTGGTACTCTTGAAACATATTGTTATCAATTATTAAAAAAATCAAGAATAAAATGTAACATGACTGAATGTATGGTTAGATTTCAAACAAATATTAATAACATATCACTCGAACCTGTTACTCATTGTTTCATTGATGAAGCTCAAGAAATTAATTCTATTAACTATGTAATACTTAATAAACTATTTGGAAAAACAATTAAAACAATTGTTGGTGATCCGAATGGAACTTTATATGAATATATTGGTGCTAATTCAACATTCATGTATAAATTAGCACCAAAAGCAATAAAGTTTGAATTAGATACGAACTTTCGTTGTCCAGAAAATATGGTTAAATTTTTGAGTGTTTTGAATGTAAATCAAAAATTTATCAAGAAAGAAGGTAGAATTCGACTTATTGAAGCAAATTATTTAAGTGATGCTGACAGATTAAATTTAATGACTGAAGTTATTTCAAAATATATTTGCACAGCAATGTCATTATTGGTTCTTGTTCCATCGAGTAAACATGCCAGTTATCAACAAATAAGATCTGTACTTGAAAAGAAATTAAATGGAAAAGGAAGAGTAATTTCAGCAACTGAAGAACGAAGAGAAAATGATATTGTACTTGCCACACTTCACTCAATAAAAGGAGTTGAATTTGAAAACGTTGTTTTACTTCACTTTTACCATCCTGCATATCGCTGGTCTGGTGATGAACTTAAAAGATTACTTGCATATGCTATCTCTCGCTCAACTAAAAATGTTGATCTGATTGAAACGATGTATAATAAAACATGTATGAAAATAAATGTTGATACTTCAGGGTTAACTAAGATTGTTATTCAAAAAGCAGATTCAACTGATGAAACCAAAATAGTAGTTGAAAAAACAAGAAAACCTAGGTTATCAATCACTGAGATATTATCAAATTTATCTCCTGAATCGATAGCCATTTGCAGTGGATTTGTACCAAAATGTTTTGTAATATCTAATGGTAATTCATTTGATTTTCCAAAGAAACTAAGGAGATGTGATGCATCGATTTATGGTAAATTTTTAGAAATGGTAATTGCAAGGGAATTATCATCAACAACATTACCTGAAATTAAATTAAATAAAACTTATGTTTCACCACTTGAATATTCGATGTTTGTAAAAGGGACATGGAGAAATGATAAGTTTTTAATATCTAAATTAAAAACTTCAGGTGTTTCATTAGATGCGATTCAATTAAATTTAAGAATTGAATCGAATGTCACAAATGCTCTATCGAGAAGCAACATTGTTGTTTCGAGCGACACAAAGAGAATTTATGAGAGTTTTGATAAATTAAAGAACGATATTTTGATATTCAAAAACAGAGAATACTCAACAGAAGCTTGTATTGAAGTTATTTGGAGACTCGTTGCACAACTCGAATTTATTGAATCATCAACCACTGTGTATCTTTCTGGTCATTTGTCATTTACGGCAATCGAGTTGTTACCCGAAGGAGCAGTTAGTTGGAAAAATTATTTGAATAAGGTATCGAGTATATTACCGGAAAAGAAAGTGCAACATTATCAGAAAAAACTTAGTTATTCAGTTGGATCAACTTTATCTTTGGTTGGAATATCTGACATTATGTTTTCAGATGGTACTATATTGGATGTAAAATCTTGTTTGTCATTAACTCATCTTTGTGATTTACCGTATACCCTTCAAGTTGGATCTTATTTGGCTATGGCGAAGAAAAATGTGGTTACGGGATATTTATTAAGTGGAATCACATTAATGTTAGTCGAATTAACATTTGATTCTACTAATTATTCAGAATTACTTTCTTATCTCATAAGTATAGCGTAAGTAAATTTGATGTGAACATAAATGAATTTGAGATATCAAATTCATTTGATATGATAAAATCTTGTCTTGATTAAAATGACTGATGTTGAACGAAAACCAAAAGGTAAAAAGAAAAACTTGAACATCGAACCAATCAATGAAGAAGATCAAGAAAGAGGATTTAAAATATTGTTCGATATTATTTCACCACCAAAGATCGATGTTAAGATACCATTTCCTGAAACCGAAATAAACGAAAAAAAGAAAGAAGTTTTGATTGACGCTGAAGAATCGAATAATCCTTGGATTCGACCATATATGAGCAGTGATAAGAAAATAACTGAGATAGAAGAAAAAAAAATAAATGAGAGTGATTTGACAGAAGAAAATATATTAGAAAAATTAGAAGAAAACAAAGAGATAATTTTAGATATTGTTGATGCGAATTTAAATAATATACCAATTGAAAAAATAAGAGAAGAACTTGGTGTATTTGAGTTGAGCGAGGATCTATCAAAAACTATTTATTCATCATGGAACCGTGATACTTATTCTTGGCTTCCATTGATTTTATTTGACGAAGTACTTTCAAATAAAATTTCAACAACAGTTACTTTACCTGAACTTCGTCGTATAATGATCGAATATGATAAATATATTGAGTTCAATCAATTTAAGATCCGAGTTACTGAAACAGTGGTGAGAGAAATAAGTAAAATTCATGAGTCAAGTTTTAAATCTGATGAAAAAATAAAAAATATGTCTTACTTTGAGTTTCTGAATAAAATTCGAAGTAAAGATGTTACACTGATGATTGGTGAACAAGAAATATCGCTCGACATGTTGAAAACAATTTATTTTTCAAACGGTATCAACAGAGTAGCATTAATTGCTGGTTTACCTGAGATCAATTATTTGTCAACAGCATCTATTATTTATTTGGTTTCTTACTATTATTTAATAAATGGAACAATACCAAAAGAACTGTATAATAATTGTGTTGAAATGATATATTTTGACATCAATACAAATGAACATATTTCAAATATCAATGAAAAATATAATAATTTATCAAAGATAGATAGAAATAAAATTATTGATATATTGCTATCTGAAGAAAATAAAATTAAAAACATAGGAGTTAACATCGGATCAATGTTAACAAAATTATCTGTTGTCAAATATCCTCATATATTCAATCGAAGATTTATCAAAATTGAAAATGAAATAGCTTATATTTTTGATTCACAATCAAGGAGATTTTGGGGTAGATACTTTGGTTCAGGTGTTGGAAATTCTATTTTCTTTTATTTTAACAATGGTGGTGAAAACTCAAAAGTAAACAATTAAAGTTAAATAATTAAAGTTGATTGATATGTTTGTATGTTCAAATAATTATTTGAACATATTGATAATGAATATATCATTTCAATTGTATTATATTGAATAAATTTAACTTTAATTGTTTACTTTTGAGTTTTTACAATCAAAGATTAATTAGTTATCAATCAATAACTAATTAAATTTATCTATCTATAATGCTTTTGGTACTAAAACTACATCAGGATTCTTCAGACCTTTACCAAGAAAATCTCTAACACTTATCAAATTAGATTTATTTAATTCATATAAGACATTTGTATCTCCAGCAATTGCTGCCATCAATGGATGTTTGAATGATCTGTTAACAAAGTTTTTTACTTGATTTTCAATGATAGAATTCATAATTTTAAATGTTGGTAAATCAACAGTCTTACGAATTATCGATATCAAACAGTGACAGAAATAAAACTCAGGATATGTCAATGGAATTTCATTACCTGATACAACCAGAATTGGTTCGATTCTCTCTGATGCATCTGTTGTGAATCTACATCTTCGAAGTTTAATCTTACGAATATCAGAATATTTAACAGGATATTCTTTTCCATTCTGATTTATAGTAAAAATACTTGGGTTATTTTTCTTTTCTCTTGGATCATAACTGAGTTTATCTAAAAGTTGACTCTGGATCGAATCAAATACATTTGTAACAATAAGTTCGATAGGTAAATCAAATGTTATTCGATTCAAAACTACATCTACATCTGATATGATGTAAGCATATCTCTGATGGTGTACGATAGAACTTTGATCTGATACTGTTGGATAGAAATAAACAGTCATTAATAGTGATACTAATTTTTTATAATTTTTCTCTGTTATTGAATCAATAATTCTTTCAAACCAATATGGGTTGATGTTTGAAATATCTGAAGCTCCATCAATACCAACTATTTCTTTGTACATCAGATTAACAGCTTCAGTAGATTTATTTTCTTTGAATCTATTAACGATGGATCGATAATCATCATTCTTTTTATTTTGACTATGGTAATTTTTGAATGTTGAATCAACAAATTTATCATAAACCCAATTTCCTATTTGTCTCGCTATACTTCCAAAGGAAACAAGTACAGTTATCAATGAAATCAATCCAATTGAAAATGATAGAACACTGAGAATCAAACTACTTGTGGTACTTGATGAAAATAATATTCCGAAGAATGTGGTAAGTGCAGTTGAGAGTCCAGATGTTGAATAAACAGAGAAACCAGCAGATGCTGCTGAGACAAGAATACTACCTGTATTATATGCACCATACAATGAAAATAAATATCCAACTGCATACTGAATGTTTTCTACTGCTGATGATGAAACAAAGTAAGATGTAAAATAAATGATAATCGATACGAAAAGTCGAACTAATAGTATTATACTGAGGTAATCTCTGGCTATAAAATCTGCTAGTGATACTGCACCACCGAACAAAGCATTTATGCTACCATAAAAGTTATTATATAAATCTAAATTATTATTTTTGTATAATGTTATTAACATTTTTACACCAAGTGTAATGTACGTCGTGAGATATGCTCTAGATTGAAATTGTTGAAGCACTGAGTTTGACGTTGCAAAGAAACTAGCCCAAGAAGTTTTATCTCCTGTGGATGGTACATAAATTTTTCTCGGTAATTTTGCAGAAGCTTGAGTTCCGAACAATGCATACCAAGCAATATTTGATGAAATTGGAATTCGATTAATAATACTAAGAATATTTTCTTGTATTTTTTTATGGTTCACAAGATCATTTACATCACCTATATTTAATGATGTATTTGAAATAAGAGTTGTGTATGTAGAATCATCCAATACTATTTCAGTTCGAACCAAATCTGGATCAACATCAATTTTTGATCTGATAATTTTTCCACCTGAACTGATTACATTTTTTGTTTCATAACTTGAAGAAGATAAAGATTGAGATGGTTTATTTAATGATACATGTCGAAGTAATGCTCTGTTTATTTCGAATGTTTCACTTGAAGATTTTATGGTATCTTCAATTTGTGATTTTAATGATTTGAGATCTGAGAGTTTTTCAGTTTTCTCTGCTACTAGTCGATTCACTGATTCATTGAATGATTTTAATTCTGATTCGAATGATTCTGGTAATTTTTGGTTGGGATCTGATAAAATATTTAATATTGTTGTTTCTTGCACTTCATTTCTAATTGTTGAGAATTCCAACAATTTGTTGATTTCTTTTTGGACACTTTTGACATATTCAGGATTTTTATCAGATTGGTTCACATTTAAATTAATAGGTTTATCAGGTATAGAATTAAGTCTAGTAATTTCTGCATCTAATTTATCTCGATAATTAGAGAGTCCATTGAGTGATGCTAGGTACGTTCCATCGATGTCAGAATAATTTGTTTTTTCTATTTTTAATGTTAATTTTTGCTTATTGTGCTTTCCAATTTCAGTTTTTGAATTTTCAAGAAAAGACTCAATTTGTTTTATTTCATTATTTTGTGTTGATTTTTGTTCTATTAATTCAATCAATCGATTGAGTGAATCATTTATTTTAGCTCTGTCATTGTAAAACTCCTTAGAAGTTTTAGTGTAAACATCTTTGGTTATTTTTTTTAATGCAACTATTTTAATCAGATCCTCATCAGAAATGTCTTTCCCTGCAAAAATATTGACCAGTTCACTCAATGAATATCCAATGGTAAGTGAACCTGTAGTTACACCAGGTAATGATCTTATTTTAGCCGAAAACAAAGATCCTATAATCGCACCTATAAGAAAACCAATCGAAATAGATTTATTTTTTCTAATTTGTGAATCCAATTCTCTCAACTTAATAAGGGATTCCTTAGTATTTTCATTATTATTTAATTCATTCACTGTTGATTCCACAGCTCTAAGATTTTTTGATTCGAATTCTAAGATATTTTTGTTCTTGGTAATCTCATGGATCATATCAATGTCCGAACGTAGCTCGTTCAACTCATTTACTTCATTATTAATTTTTTGTTCCAGTGGTTCGATGAATTTATTTATATCTTTAATCTGACTCTCTATTTTATTATTTTTATCTCTCAAATCACGTAATTTAGATTGAGTACCAGCGGGATCAAGTGTCAAAAAATAAAAATCTCGATCTTTTATCAATGTTGAAATTTCAGATTCATACTTTTGTATCTCTTGATCACTCACCATATTACCTCTGATGTATTGCATATAATTTTCATCTGTTATCACAACATCTTTATATTTATTGTTATCCAATTTAACTAATTTATCTATGATATTTCTATAAATTTTATTTATTTTATCTTGAGTTTCTGACATTTTGAGTATCACATAATCCGACAGTTTCATGGATTTTATATCATATTTTGTAAATCTATTCGTAAATGAATAGAATTTTTGTTTTAAATTATTAGCAACTTCAGTGATTCTTTCCAAATATGTTTCTTCATCTTTATTTTCAGATTCTTTCTCTGTAATTTCAGGTTCTTTACCCTCTGATGTAACAACGAGACTCACATCATATCTATTCCATGTATCATATGCATGTTTACCTAACACACCCAATATTAACGCATATCCAAAAGTCTTCAATACTTTTGACGATTTTCCAACCATATGATTAATATCCCCAACATTTGACAGAACTTTATCTAATTCACCAAATATACTTTTTAGTTCAACGACTTTTCCACCACTAACTGTTATCATCATTTCACTATTTTCTCCATTCAAATTGATAAAACTTTTGATCATACTAATTCGAACATTCAAATAGATCCATTGAATTGGTCTCAAGAAACGATATGTATTTTCATCAGAAATATCTCTGATAATTCTTTGAACAGAAAATAAAACAACGTCATTAAAACATGTTGTTTTATTACCTTCACTGCATAAAAACTGATGTGCGAGATACATTTCATAAATAAATGTGATAAACATTGAATATATTATCGTTGCACTGTGATAACGAATGAAACCTCGTTTTTTATCATTCTTTTGAACACCATTGATAACATTGATGAATTCATCAATGTTTACTTGTTCTGATAACTTCATATCTGATAATATTTCAGAAAAATCTCTTAGTAATGAGCTATCTGTTTTTGAATAATATTGCAACATGTATCTCATCTGATTTTCCATAAAATTTGATTGTGAAACATATGATCCAATTTCTCTCACTGTGTTAATGTTAATCGTATCTTTATTAATTTTACTCATGATCATGTTCAATTGACTAAGAAAAGAAACATATTTTTTATCTTCGACTGCTTTTGTCGTGTCAAAGAGTTCATTTATTCTTTCAATGTAAGTACCATATATCTGAGAAAAAAACAAAGAACCTGAATCTAGATAACACGGTGGTAACACATCAGAAATTATATCTTTTTGTTGTATATCAGATGGGGTTGACACTTCTCGTGTGGTCATTTTGATTAAAGTGAAAATTAAAATATATTTTCGAAATAATTCAATAAAATTTATTGAATTATTTACACCCTCTGATATTTTGTGACAAATTTTGATTGTTCAAAAGTTAAAACAAATATATAAATTTCATGCTTAAACGTTTTTTACATGTTGTCAACGAATACCTCGAATCAATCTTTATTGTCACCTCACTCACATTTGTCATCAATGATTTTCGAAAACACGGATTCACACCATTTCTCACATTTGAAGAATATGATTTGCGATACAAAAACGGAAAAGAAAATGTCAATGAATTTTTCTCAAAGATACTTGAAAAATTTGGATGCCTCACAAAAAACTAATGAGGATCCGACAATGAAATTATACTATTTTGAAACCTTAAACTTTGATAGTGTCCAGTTGGAGAGCCCCCAAACTAATGAAACCAACAACTTTGATAAATTTAACAAAAACAAAAACAAACTTTTGAAGCAAAAACAAATATATTATAGAAACAATAGTAGTGCTCTGGGTAGGGATGTGTCTACACCACGATTTACATTGTGATCTATAGTGTAAATAGTTTTTGAAGAAAAACTATTTACGAAAAAAGTTTATTAGTATAATCAACGTACATCAAAAAGGACTAGGTCAAAACTGAGATTTTTAGTCTTGAAGAGCAAAATGACTTGTATATTGATCCGTCATCGAGAGAAAACTCATTCAAATGGAGACGTAAAATTTGATTATCCATTTGATCCCTCATTAACAAAGAAGGGAATTGAACAATGTTTTATTCTTGCAAAAGAATTGATTCAGAACCATGGTTTACCGAAAAAGATTTTGTGTTCTCCGTTTCTTCGAACTAGACAAACAGCTGTATATCTTCAGAAATACATTCATGAGACACATGGGACCATTGTAAATATCTATGTACATTCAGAGCTATCAGAATATCTTCGAAATTGGAACAATAGAAAGAAACATTCTGAAATCATTGTGACACCAGAAACGAGAAAACATGGGTTTCCTCATTTGGAGAATTCCGTTGTATATTCGAAGAGAATAACAAAAATAACTGATAAATTAATTGAAACCGGAACATGGATGGTTTCACATCGAAAGATCATCAAAGATGTTCAGAGTTCTGTAAAAACAAAGATCTGTGAAAAATGTGTGAAAGAACCTTTGTATGATGAGAAAAATGAAAAGAATATAATGGTTGTATCAGATTCAGTTGTAAAAAGCATGAATGGAAATTGTATGTGTTCTATAAAATATAACTATAATTGTAGTTACAACTTTGATGTAAATAATTGTAATTGTAAAATTGAATGTTTGTGTAAATTTACATTGACATCTGAATTGATTCCAAAAAATTGTTCAAATTCTAATCGATTATTAAATTCAATGGGCTTTCCAATGAATCCAAATAAAGTAAAATTTGATTCAAAATATAAAGTTTAAAGTGTGGATATATGATATTATTTGATTAATATCATATAGAGTAATGATTCAAAATATAAATATTTAAATATTTATATTTTAAAAAATAATCAAATCTATTCGATATTATCATTTTAATCAACAAAAGATGTCAAGTGAATATAAGATAAGATATCAAATACCAAGGAGACAAAAGAATAAAAAGAACGTAGCTTTATCTTCTCAAAATAGACGTCAGATTGCATTTGAAAGAACAGCTACAGAGAACAATGCAAGTAGAGTTGTTGCTGAGTTAATTCGAAATTATGGTTATGAACCAACTCGAACGAATTCAATAAGGTCTTTTCTTTCATTGTATGTTCAGAATCTTAGAACAATGAACGATAGAGTATGTGCAATTGCTTATTATATCCTTGATGTGAGATATGCGTTTGATATTGAAAGATTGAATAATAATCTTTCATTGATATTTAATGAATCAATCGAAGAAAAGATTTTATCTTATGTTATGATCGGAGATAAAGAAAGAAAGGATGCAAGTGAAATGTTAATTCGATATAAGAGAGATGTCCTTCGTTATATTTCTATTTTAGCTCTGGCTCATTTGGACAGCGTTAGTTGAGAAATAGTTTTTATTTTTATTTTTATTTTTGTTCACATACATCTATTAAATCTATATAATATATAGAGATTTAATAATTAAATGGTAGATTTACAATGTTAAATAGCGAAAACCAATCAAATTAATTATGTTTACCAAATGTAAAATACTTGACCAAAGTGGTATCGAATGTGTATTGAACAAAACAAATGTCATCATTGAACAATGAATAACCATGATAAACAAAGTAAGTATTTTTGAAGATCTTTCTTCAGTTGTATCTAATGAAAACCAAAGATAAATAAATAATATATGAAAAATATGGAACGGAAGATAGAGAAATATAGTAAAGTAATACATTAATGAATAGAAAACAAAATCAGGTATGTGAGAAAATTTACGTGACATCATTTTAAAATTAGTTAGTAGTTTAGCACATAAAATCAAAGTTCCATAAATTCTCATATTTTGATTTGATTCTGAAATGATAATAGCAAAGATTGTATTGAAAAAAATAAGTTGGGAACATTGACAGAACAAGAATCCATCTGATGAAAACACAACAATATCAAAGCATAATGCATAAATAAAAACTAAAAATAAAAAACAATCAAAGTTAGAAAATTTACCTATACTAAATAACAATGGAAGAAGAGTTGTAAATATAATACCGAGATAAACAGCTAAATATTTGTTTTCTTTTGTTCTGTCGATTTGAGATCTTGGATAAAATCCATCTTCGTTTCTTATTGTGTAGTTCACTGATCTACAAATAGGACATCTATCACATCTCTCTTTACATGCTGGACAAAGATGATAAGCTGGGATTTCAAGTGTTGCTTGACAACATGAGGGATAATAACTTGTAGCTTCATCACACACTAAGCAGATTGACATTTTGAGTTTCAACTCGATATTTCTTTATTCAATCTTCTCTCAAATTGTTTTATGATGATCATTATCAATTGATAATTTATGTGATTATATTTGTTTGTTTCAAATATAATCAAATCGTATGAAAATTATATGAATAAAATAAATAAGATGTCAGTTGTTTCAAATTCAGATATCAAAAAGATACTCGAAGAATCGGGGTTAAAAACAGTTACATCACCTTCTTACGATTACATTCGGGATTTGATTGAAACATCAATTAAAAAGATACTAGTTGAAATTCGATTAAAGTTCTCTGATAATACGATTACAACAGAGAAAATCAAATATTCAATTGATATCCTTTATTGGGCTCATTCACCGAATGATTCAAATGAAAAAATAGGTGATTTTATTTCTATCCAAACCTTCGAAAATTTGGTTCTCGAATGTGTCTCTGATGTTTTCTTTGATCCAACTGAGATATCTGAGAATGCGATTCGTTTGTTGAAGTATGTCATTGAAAAATATATTTATATCGTTGGTTTACATTCATTGATGATAATGAAACACAGTAGCAAAAAGAATCTAACAAAGAAAACAATTAATTTGGTTCATAAAATACATGAAACCATGATTTAATTTTTAAATTTTTTATTTTTAATTTTGTATCAAAAGATGTCGACACGAAGTGCAAAATCACCTAAAAAGTCACCAAAGGTAAAATCTAGAGCCAGAACTCCCTCAAAACCCAAGTCACCCAAGAGATCTCCATCTAAACCTAAATCTACAGCTAGATCTCCATCTAAACCTAAATCAGTTAAAAAATCCCCAAGAAAATCAGTTAAAAAATCCCCAAGAAAATCACCCAAAAAGGCACTCACATCAGCATCTATGGAAAGACTCGCACGTCATTCATATGACGGACGTGTTTCACAAGATGTCTTTGATTCAATGGTAGAACTCGTCACATCTGATATTTCTACTTTCATGGCTAGTCTCAGTCATCATATGAAAGCTGATAAAAAATCAACAGTAACTGTGGAACATGTGAACAAAGTTATCAATGAGAATGCTTTGTATAAGAGAGCAATTAAAAGAAAAGCACATGAATCTTCAATTCCATTTGCTACATTTGATAGATTAGCGAAGGACGTTGCACACAAACATGATTCAAAACTTCGATTTTCAAAAGATTCTCTTGAACAACTCCGTCATTTGGTTGAATCACTCGCTGCTGAAGTTGTAACTCATTCAGTTAAACTCATGCATCATGCAAAAAGAACAACTCTAATGGCATCAGATGTAGATCTTGTTGCTAAGATTCGTTCTTAATAAAAAGTTAGAAATAAAATTAAATTATATTTGAATTCAAATATAATTTAATATTCTTTGATTTAATTAGATACAAATAAAATGAATTTTTATCGAATAACATGTGATACAAAAGTATATCTTGAATCTTTTTTCATTCTTTAATAATGAATCACTATCACACACTTCGAATTGACTCTTCTTCTTTTGTTTCTCTGAGTGAAACGAGGTATGTGAACCAAAAATTTACTCAAGTGATCATCGATTGTACATCTGTAAATATTTCAACTGATGTATCTCATGTGATGAGTTTTTTTGAACGAAAACCACATGTTTCAAAGCTTAAATTTCACATTAATGATTCGTTTGATGTTTCATGCTTAAATCTTTTGATTCTCAATAACCCATCGATTGAAGAAATCGAATATTGTGTTAGAGATATGGTTCTTAACATACCTTCGTTTCTTTCACATGTAAATTATATTGTTCAGAGAAGAAAATATCCAACTTCGTTAACTTGTATTTTTGAAAGTTCAAATGAAATAGAAACAGAAAGAGTTGGTAATTTACTTGTACAAAATTTTAATAACCTTTGTAAAAATAATTGTATAATTTCACTTTCAATAAAATTACATAAACGATATGTTTCATTGATGAGACACGAATCTTTAGTTTTTGATTTTTATTCTGTTTTATTTGTTAAATCGATCTATTATCCATTATGTTTTCAAACTTCAGCGACCCTTGATTCTCTGCAAATTTCTGTATTAAAAAATATTGTTTCTACACACGTGTTTGGTTCTTTAGTTTTGACTTATCCAATGAAATCATGTAAATTATCAGAATTATCTGAGTTAATTGATTTTTGTTATCAAAATAGATTAGACAGAGTAATTATCACAAATTCAATTGTTAAAGTCGCAACATTTTCAACAAACAAAGAATTAATATTAAGAATTTCTAATTGTCATATCACTATGTGTTATGACAGGAGAAATAGATATATACATACAAACATGAAAATATCTTTAGTGATACCATTAGATGTAAAAATCATTGGATATTGTTGTAATTTTAATAATTTTGATGAGATGAATAGATTTATTTCTTATCTTGATCGAGTTCCAGAGTTACAAAAGATATCTTTGCAATTTGGTGAAAATAATGAAAATTTATTTACAATGATGTTTTTTGGTAAAAGATTTGAAAAAATAAAATATTTAGATTTGAGATTTAATTCGATGGATAATATGATGTGTAACGCTTTGATTTCAATGATATATGAAGTGTTTCCAAATTTGATTTATTTGAAAATAGATAAGTGTGTAAATCAGAGAGATATAATTAAATTTAAAAATATAAACTTTGTATCTATGCCTGTAATTGAATCTCTAACCTTGTCACATATTGAATCAATAAATGAAAAGAAGAAAAAATTTATTTTAAAATTGAAGTGCTATTCTCGTGAAACAAAAAATAGATTGATTCGATACATGTGATAAATAATTGAAACATAAAAAAATTACTAATGTAATTTTAAACATGAATATTCTTGTATATTGGATAGGTATAGTTGGTATTGCAGGTAAAGGTCCTAATTGGATCGAACCATACAATCCTAATAAAACCATTGGTGAAATAATATCAACTATGCAAAAAAATGGTTTAGGAGAGCGAAATAAGCGCATTGAAATATTTAAATTTGAAAAAGGAAACATAAGTAAATATGACAAAAACAATCCCCATTGGTCACATGATACAAAATTATCTGATTATGTGAATATTATGGGATCATATGGAAATGGTGTCGAACTTTTTTATTGTATTATTTGAAAATTAATTCTATTCATTTGACTAATATGATCAATTAGAGCAAAACATGGTTAAAACCTAAATTTGTTTTTTTAATTTATGTTGTGTGAACAAAGCTAGTTATATCGCTGTTTAAAATCAGAAGATAGATTTTATTGAATAATTTTAATATTATTATTTTGTATTATCAAATATATAATCGATTATATATTTGATAATATGAGTTAAATCAAAAATATTAACAACACAAACAAATTCAGTTGTATTATTGTTTGAAACTAAAATCTCATTCATTGATTGTTTGAAACTAAAATCTCATTCATTGATTGTTTGAAACTAAAATCTCATTCATTGATTGTTTGAAACTAAAATCTCAAATCTCATTCATTGATTCATTCAAATCAGAATCTCAAATCTCATTCATTGATTCATTCGAATCAGAATCTCAAATCTCATTCATTCAAATCAGAATCTCAAATCTCATTCATTCAAATCAGAATCTCAAATCTCATTCATTCAAATCAGAATCTCAAATCTCATTCATTGATTCATTCAAATCAGAATCTCAAATCTCATTCATTGATTCATTCAAATCAGAATCTCAAATTTCATTCATTGATTCATTCAAATTATTCTATACTTCAAATATATTTCATCTTCAAATATATTTGAGAATACAAGTTAAATCAAAAATATTAACAACACAAACAAATCAAGTTGTATCATTGATTGAAACTCAAATCTCATTCATTGATTAAAACTCAAATCTCAAATCTCATTCATTGGTTGATTGAAACTACATCTCAAATCTCATTCTACTATTCAAATTAAAAACATAAATTTAAATCAATTCATCCACACCCAACATTAAAAATAAAAACACATTAGAAAATCAATGTATCATCTTTCCAACATTTTATCATAAAATATACAAAGCAATACCTAATTTTATTTATTAGGTATTGTAAAAATTTTAATAGAAATGAAATCAAAGATCAAAATATCCTTTGAATTCATCAGGAATCGGATATTCGATACTGTCTCCATCAACACTGAGTTTTTCAAAGTTGGGATATTTTACTTTTCTATTTTTCAGATCATCAAGAAAAATCTCGACCATTTGATACATGTTTCTATCATGAACATCACTTGAATCAAGTTCAATTTTAACCAAATTAGGAGAATTTTTCAACAAATGAAGAAATCCTTTGCTAAAATAATCCATTCTGAACTTGACGTTTACCCATGATGTTGGTGTTTTTATTTCGGACCAATCGACTTCTGGATATCGAATTTCAAATGAGAAACTGTCGTTCTTCGAAACTCGAATTGTTGAATCATCGGCGATTTCTTGGATTTGTTCCATCGACAAGTTTAACTCTGTTTCATGCAAAAATCCAAATTCAAGTGCATTTTGAATTTTACTTTTGTTTGAATCAAACATTGGATCATTTTCATTGATGTCAGGAATTTCGATGATATATCGAACTTTTTTTGTACCTGTTCCCTTCCAATATCGGTAGTTTTCAAGTGCATCATCAATGTCATCGTTAAAAGACTGAAACCCACAGACTTCAATTTCAAGATTCTTAAATCTTCCATAGATTTCATGGATTTTGTCCACAGGTTTTGAAAAAACAATTGCTTTGACATCTGGTGAATCACTCAGAAATCTTTCCATATTTTTAATCGCAGTTTCACTCGGTGAAAAATCTTCATCAATAAAAAAAGATTGAAGTGAGATCCATCTCATTTGATACAATGAATCTCTTTCGACTCTTCTGTGGAGATGAGTGATTATCGGTGAAATATCAGGATTCAATTCTATTTGTTCAACACTGTGAGCAGATTCTACGACCAATTTTACATTTTCGGGTTTCTTCTGCTGAAGTGAATGAACCAAACAATAAAAGAAATGAAAAACCTTTGTTTGAAGATCTGATCTCATGATCCCAAGATAAATTTTGTTTACTCGAGTTTCAAGTTTTGCGATGCAAACCTTTTGATCACCTATCAAAGTAAAGATTTTTAGGTTTTTCCAAGGTTTGTTTGCAAATACCATCGCATTGTGACCAACGTTGATAAAAAGTGAATTGATGTATGGATAAACCTCATCAGTTATTTTTAACAAGTTCCTTGATTCAATGTTGACAATGTATTTGTCAGGTTCTGAATCAAGTGACTCTCGAAGTTTCTTTATTTCATTGTTGTAAAACTCTGAATTTTCATCAAAAGTCATATAATTGATCAAAATGCTTATTTTACCATTGTTCTCTCTTCTTGAGACGTAAGGATGAAATTGCTTTGATTTCATCTCTCTGTTGTTCATATTTCTAAGTTATCTATCGATATATCTTATTTAAGAAATCATTTTATCATTCATTAGTTATTAAATTAAAACAACCAAGTTTCTCAAACACATGCATCAATCGATGAAATAAAAGATCACAGTTTGATACACTCCATCGATCCTTCAGTGAACTCACACTACATGGTAAAATCAATGTTTCCAACCAAGGTTCACATCGAATTAATATTTCATAATTACTGTTGGGAATCAAATATGAATAAATTAAATTCAAACAATCGAGGTTTGATCCAATTCCAACGTTGATCAAATAACCGATAGATAGGAATCTATCTTTTGATCTTTGTGTTATTCCGATTTTTACGATCGGATCTACTTTTATTTCATTCCAATAGAACCAATAAATAAAATCAAGTATAGATCTATCATTATATCGCAATGAATACCAAATATACGATTCGAGATTTTCTTTTTTTATTTTATCTCTCATCATTACAATTTCACTATATCTTTTCTTTGAAATGAGTGATTCTATAATTGAGTTCCATGAGATTCCCTCATCGTTTTTCCATTTCTCGTAACACACACAAAACAAATTATATGATTGATGAATCAAAACTAGTTTATTCAAAATATAAAACTTTGGTATTTTTGATATCTTCATAAAATATTCAACTGCTTCGAAGTTTGAATATTTTATTGAAATATCAAGGAATTTCTCGCTAAAATATATGATATTTATTTTTGATATTATTTGTAGAACGATATCAAATCTATTGTATTTTAAACAACATTCAACAACATTTTCTGTTTGTTGATTCGATTCAAATGAATCAATTAAATATGTTAAACTTTTATTTGCTTTGTTTCGTATACAAAAAGAAAAAACAACATGTTGGTGATACTTAATCATTTTTTGTTCACGAAGATACTGGAAAACAGTTACATTATCTTGTTTTGAGAGAGATTCAATAAGTTCTGATGTTATTTTGTGATGAACATAATATTTGCAAAGTTCTGTTACATAAACGCAATCAGAGGATAAAAGAGCTTCGTGGAACACAGATTCAAATTCTTTTATCGTAGATTTCCTTGAATTTAGTATTTTCTTGAATTCTACTGTATTGTGTCTCCGATAAGCGCTGAGTAGACTCATTTTTCTTATTTTTTTATTTCACTAAAGATGTAAACAATAAATGAATTCAAATCAAAGTTCATTGGATAGTTCAAACATGAGTTTGATTGAATCACTTGACGATTTTGAACCAAACACTAATTTTTCTCTGATAGTCTTATTTTCATCGAAGAAATACTCTGAAGATTCAGATATAGTTTCCATTGAACCTCAGGATCGCCATGAATTTAACAAATATGATTTGATGACATATTCTGGTTATTTTAGAGATATTCTTGAACAAAATGATGATGTTACATTACTTGGTGTACCAAAAACACCAATGGAATTAACTCATATTTTAACTTATATCCGATATTTATGTGCGAACCCTGATGTTGCTGAAAGAGAATTTCCAAAAAAACTTAAGAATGATGCTATTCTTGAATCATTTGCTGAAACATTTGAAATTGAATATTTAAAACTCAGGATACTCGATGAACAAGGTGTTTCAATTGAATCGATTCAACACCATGAATTTTTGCATCATACGTTGGGATTAGCGATGTACTTTAATGTGACTAGGTTGTTTAATTTGATAACCCTTTGTATCGCATATAAAGTGAGATTTTTGAATGAAGATGAACTATGTAAATATTTTGGTGGTGGTGTCAGCGAAGAAGAAAAGAAGGTTATTGAAGAAGAAGTAAAAAAAGAGGCAAATGATATCGTATCTGAATTTGAAAGTAAAATGAGTTGTACCAATTGAAATATTTTTTGAATTTGTGGAGTGAATTAGTTATCAAATATTATTGTATATAATATTTGAAATTTGATAATTGTTGTGATTTTATCTGTAGATGATTTTAACTTTTATTTTTGGGATATTCGAAGGATCTGATATGATAATTTGAAAACCAATGAATGAGATTTGGGATTTGAGTTTCAACAATCATTGATTTGAGATTTGAGATTCAAACAATGATACAACTTAATTTGTTTGTGTTGTTAATATTTCTGAATTAACTTGTATTCTCAAATATATTTGAAGTATAGAATAATTTGAAAATCAATTAATGAGATTTGAGTTTCAAACAATCAATGAATGAGATTTGAGTTTCAAACAATCAATGAATGAGATTTGAGTTTTAAACAATCAATGAATGAGATTTGAGTTTCAAACAATGATACAACTTAATTTGTTTGTGTTGTTAATATTTCTGATTTAACTTGTATTCTCAAATATATTTGGAGATGAAATATATTTGAAGTATAGAATAATAATTTGAAAATCAATGAATGAGATTTGAGTTTCAAACAATCAATGAATGAGATTTGAGTTTCAAACAATGATACAACTTAATTTGTTTGTGTTGTTAATATTTCTGATTTAACTTGTATTCTCAAATATATTTGGAGATGAAATATATTTGAAGTATAGAATAATAATTTGAAAATCAATGAATGAGATTTGAGTTTCAAACAATCAATGAATGAGATTTGAGTTTCAAACAATGATACAACTTAATTTGTTTGTGTTGTTAATATTTCTGATTTAACTTGTATTCTCAAATATATTTGGAGATGAAATATATTTGAAGTATAGAATAATAATTTGAAAATCAATGAATGAGATTTGAGATTCATCAATCAATGATGAATCTTAATTTGTTTGTGTTGTTAATATTTCTGATTTAACTTGTATCCACAGAAATATTAGCAACACAAACAAATTAAAATGATAATTTGAAAATCAATGATTAAAATTTGAATAGCAAACAACATACCTACAACTTTATTTTTAAAATTGATTTCTTCTCCATTTTATATGAGAAGAAATCTTGTTTGTTTAAATACTCTATAAATAAACTTTGATTTTTAGTTAGATTTATCACAAGAAAGAATAATATCGTCAATGATCTCTTTGTATAAAGGATGTTTATCCCAAAATTTTGAACTTTCTGAAGTAAATGAATCAAGTCTGTATTTAAGTAAAAAAGGATATTCTTTTATTTCTTCTGGTGTTATTTTTAGTTTTGCAGAAACACTTCCAGATAGAACTTCAATGACGATTGTAACACCATCAGGTGTACTTAGTTTCACTTCACATTTCATATTTATTAAAACTTGATACATGATAAATCCTGAATGAAGATAATTAAATCCTGATTCACGACAAACTTCAATGACTTTGTTTCGTATGTCAATGATCTTTTGTCTCTCTCGTTCCTTGTTTTGATATATGAGTTTCTTTTCTGTAATTTTTGTTTCAATGAGTTTCCCTTCGAACGAAGGAATAAAAGGTTTTGCATCGGGATTGAACAAAAATGATGGTGATTTCGATGGAAAAAGAAGTGATTCTTTTTTAATAAGTTTGATGTAATGAAGAACATCATTGATTTTATTGTATTTTATTGGAAGTTGTGTTTTAAAAATGTGATTTTTAAGTTTGTTATATGAAGCATCAAATATTAATGACCATTGGAGATCAGAATATATATTTGGTTTGATAAGTGAAATATATTTTGATTTAATCTTACTCAAATTTGCAATGGTCGATGAAACACTTGGATCATCATTGATATTCGCTAATTTTTTGAATGCTCTTCTTATCGAATAAACGATCGCAACAACACATCGAATTTGATGTTCGACGTTGTTCAATTGATAAAGTTCATAAGTATCAAAGAACAAAAGACCGGTATCCATGTTAATTGAATAAAGTTGAATTTTAAAGAATCATTTTAGAGTTTGAAAGGTTATTTTGACTTATATTTTCAAATATATTTGAAAATATCAATGGTGATGTTTCATGGTTCTAATAGTGATTGATTTTTTCTCCTAGTTTTGGAGATCCTTTAATAAATTTATAACCTGTTTTTTTGATTTCTGTGAGTGCACGAGGACTAATGGGGAATGCATCTTCTTGGTTCTCTTGAATCGCAATGTGAGACACTAAACAATCCAAAGAAAACTTTTTTGTGTTTTCGATATTTTTTGAATCATTGTTTGATTGTTTGATTGTTACCTCCATTTATTCAAATAAAGTTGAATTTTAAAGAATCATTTTATTTTATCTTTATTTTTTGAGAAGTTTAATTTTTATTGTTAAAATCAAATGATAAATTTTATTTACATTGAGAATGAATGAGATTTAAAACTCATTGATTGATAAACCTATTTGTGTTATTTTTGTGTTTTGGTTTTTATTATCAAGTATATCTGAAGTATAGAATAATAATTTGAATGAATCAATGATTCATAGAGTGAGATGTAAGTTTCTGAGTTTCATTAATTGATGAGTGAGATGTAAGTTTCTGAGTTTCATTAATTGATGAGTGAGATTTGAGATTTGAGATTTATAAATCAATGAATGAGATTTGAGATTTATAAATCAATGAATGAGATTTGAGTTCTTTATTTCAAACAATGATACAACTTGATTTGTTTGTGTTGTTAATATTTCTGATTTAACTTGTATTCTCAAATATATTTGAAGATAAAATATATTTGAAGTATAGAATAATAATTTGAAAATGAATGAATGAGATTTGAGATTCAATAATCAATGAATGAGATTTGAGATTCAATAATCAATGAATGAGATTTGAGTTTCATCAATCAATGAATGAGATTTGAGTTTCATCAATCAATGAATGAGATTTGAGTTTCATCAATCAATGAATGAGATTTGAGTTTCATCAATCAATGAATGAGATTTGAGTTTCATCAATCAATGAATGAGATTTGAGTTTCATCAATCAATGAATGAGATTTGAGTTTCATCAATCAATGAATGAGATTTGAGTTTCAATAATCAATGAATGAGATTTGAGTTCTTTATTTCAAACAATGATACAACTTGATTTGTTTGTGTTGTTAATATTTCTGATTTAACTTGTATTCTCAAATATATTTGAAGATGAAATATATTTGAAGTGTAGAATAATAATTTGAAAATCAATGAATGAAATTTGAGTTTCTGATTTCAAACAATGAATGAGATTTGAGTTTCTGATTTCAAACAATAAATAAGATTTGAGTTTCTGATTTCAAACAATGATACAACTTGATTTGTTTGTGTTGTTAATATTTCTGATTTAACTTGTATTCTCAAATATATTTGAAGATAAAATATATTTGAAGTATAGAATAATAATTTGAAAATCAATGAATGAGATTTGAGTTTCATCAATCAATGAATGAGATTTGAGTTTCATCAATCAATGAATGAGATTTGAGTTTCACCAATCAATGAATGAGATTTGAGTTTCATCAAACAATGAATGAGATTTGAGTTTCATCAAACAATGAATGAGATTTGAGTTTCATCAAACAATGAATGAGATTTGAGTTTCATCAAACAATGAATGAGATTTGAGTTTCATCAATCAATGAATGAGATTTGAGTTTCATCAATCAATGAATGAGATTTGAGTTTCACCAATCAATGAATGAGATTTGAGTTTCATCAAACAATGAATGAGATTTGAGTTTCATCAAACAATGAATGAGATTTGAGTTTCATCAATCAATGAATGAGATTTGAGTTTCTGATTTCAAACAATGATACAACTTGATTTGTTTGTGTTGTTAATATTTCTGATTTAACTTGTATTCTCAAATATATTTGAAGATAAAATATATTTGAAAATCAATGAATGAGATTTGAGTTTCATCAATCAATGAATGAGATTTGAGTTTCATCAATCAATGAATGAGATTTGAGTTTCAAACAATGAATGAGATTTGAGTTTCTGATTTCAAACAATGATACAACTTGATTTGTTTGTGTTGTTAATATTTCTGATTTAACTTGTATTCTCAAATATATTTGATGATGAAATATATTTGAAGTATAGAATAATAATTTGAAAATCAATGAATGAGATTTGAGTTTCATCAATCAATGAATGAGATTTGAGTTTCATCAATCAATGAATGAGATTTGAGTTTCATCAATCAA